ACTTCTAACTCTGCTCTTTTTGCATTTGAATACTCTTTTTGGGCAGCATTTATCTTTTGTTGTGCTTGCAGCCCTTCTTTTTTTATTAGTAGACTTTCTTGCTCCACCGCAACTAAATAATCTATTCTCTTCATTTCTTCTTGCTCTATATAAGCATTAGCTTGAGAGTATTGATTTTCAGTTAATTTTTCCGCATTAAGCAGTTCCTGTAATACCAGTCTTTTTGCACCAATATCTTCTTGCTTTGCCAGTAATTTTGCAGCTTCTCCAGCTTCTTCTACTCCTAAGCCAAATGAAACAAATGCAACACTTGTTAGCTGTCTTTGCACTTTATATGTTTTCTTTAGTTCTTCTGTGAATTTTTTCTGTCTTTGTGTATTTACTTCTAATCCACCCATAGTCAATTTAGTTAACATTTTTTGTTCTGCTTTTAAAGATTGTATTTCAACTTTTGTTGTTAATATTCCATCTCTAAAATGATCTAAAACTTTCCTTACGTTTGTAAACGCTTCTGCTGCCGCGTCTCCTGTCTTATCAATAAGCTCCATCGTCGTTACGCCATCTTTTGTTACTGCTTTGAAGAGGCTCTTAAATAGAGAACCAAAAGCATTATCAGAGTCAGCAAATTTTTCAAAGAACCCTGAAGCTAATTCAGGGTCAATAAATCCATCTTTTCCTTTTTTCTTAATATCTGCAAAAGCACTTTCAAATTGTTTAAAGCTGCTAAGTACATCGTCAACTTTTGTTTTAGGCATAAAGGCTTGTTGGAATTTACCTATGGATTCAGAAGCACCCGTTGCAGCTGATGCAAGTCTCTCTAAAAGCTTTATTTCGATGTCCATTTGCTTAATAATGTCTTTAGAAATATTTTTATAAGTATCAGCATTGTGCACAAGCTTCTTACCTGAATCCAGCAGTCTCTTATCCATCTTCTCTTTTTCTTCCATGGCCAGCACATAATCTAATTCTGCATCTGCGCCTTCCTTCGCTAATTCCTTTTTGAATGCGTTACGGATATAGCCTGTCTTCATGCCGCCAGCCTCAATTGTTTGTATATCTTCTAACCTCTTCTTCGATCCCTCATCTCCATCTTTGATTAATTTATAATATGCCTCTTTAGTATTATATAGCGCATCTTCTGATACTACAAGGTTATCAACTGCTTGTTTTACATGTACTGAGCCCTCAACCCCATCAAGATATATCTGTTGTAAACTTTCATTAGCACCTCTAAAAGCACCTACCATGTTCTTAGTTCCTGCCTCAATAATAGCAAGTTGTCTATTAGATTCTGCCCTACCCATTATTTGAATAGGAGCTCCTTTAAGACCCGTCAGAATCCTGCCGCTAATCTTGTCCCATAAACCTGTAAAGAATCCCATAGTTCTTTGAACTTCCTTAAAAGCCTCATCAACTTTTAACAAATTTTCCATTGTTTCTTTTTGTCCTTTATTAAAAGCAAGTTGTGCTTTAATGGACTCTACCCAGCTTAAATCTCCTCTTCTTAATTGCTCTGTTTGTGTTTTAAAACGCTTATTAAGATTCTCCGTCTGATCTCCTAAACGTTCAAGAGATTCTCCATAGGCTACTGCTTCTTTTCTTCCAAAGCCCATCCATTTACCTATTAGAGCAAGTAGAGGTGCTAACAGCCCCAGAATCATCATAAAAGGCCCTATCACCATCATTGCTTTACTAATTCCTCCAGCAAGTAGAGACATGCCACCCTGTGCCTTCAGCCCGGCTTTTTGCAGACCAGTAAATTGTTTATTTACCTTATTTCCTTTTTCATCAAGAGTATCATATCCCTTACCTATCTCTTCAGTTAAGTTTTTCCACCCCTCTTTCATACCAGAAGTTTCACCTATACCCGTAGCCGTAGCTATAATGCTTGTACCACCTGCTTTTCTATCTAATTGTTGTTGTCGTCTATCTGCTAGGCTTCCTTTATCTACGCCTGTTTGCTTTCTCAGGTTTGAAAGTCTTTGTTCAATTCTTTCTTCTTCTTTGAGCATTTCAAGTTCTTGTGCTATTAGTGTTTGGTTTTTACTGCCTGAGTCATTTTGAGCTTTTTTAAGGAGAGTTATTCTTTCTTCTAACAGTTTTTTTCTTTTTAATGAGCCTAATTTTTCTTTATCGAATTTAGCCATATCGGGCTGTTTACTTGCTCTCGACTGAAATCTTTTTTGATCTCTTTGCTTCTGTTTCATGATTTTTCTTGACTTTACCAAACCCTTTTCTTCTACAGCAATATTCTTTTTCGCAGTATTTGATACTCCTTCAGCATACTCTCTGGCAGCGTTAGCTCTTTCTTGTGCTAATGTAGCTGTCTGTTGTGTCATCAATCCCATAGCAGGAATAGCTTTCTTTAATAGTGCAAAAACTAGGGCTCCAAAGACTGCACTTAATAATATCTTTGATTCTGCTAAATAACTTAATACAGGACCTAATACATTGTTTAATAGACTTAGTCCGCTTTGTGCAATGTCTCCAAGAGCTGCTCCTAATCTTACATAAGGATCAGGTTTAATTTCGTCAGCGTACTGCGCAAATTTCTTAGTACCTTGTTCTAATATTTCGTTTAAAAATGCTTGTCTTTTTTCCACCTGTGTTAGTGCAGAAACAACTTTACCATTGTTCCTAGCGTATTTTTGTGCGGCTTCATCCACACGAACAAAGAGTCCGATCTCGTCGAGAATTTCAGGTTCTAACTTGATAGCACCTCTAAAAATTCTGTCCATAGCGTCGGGCAAGTTTCTACCGAGAGAAATAGCTGCTCCCTTTGCGACTTTTGTTAATCCTTCGATTTCTGAGGTATTGAGTCCAGCACTTGCTGCTAGTGATACCTGTCTAAATGATTGAGCTAAATCAATAGCAAAGCCTGAAGCTTCCTGCATATCTTTAGCTAAATTTTTGATGTATGTTCCACCTGTAGTACTTAGTACTTCCATAGATTGGTTTAAGGTGTCAATTTGTGCGGATCTGGATAGAACTCCAAATGCAGCTGTAAGGGCAAATACGTTGGCGGCTAATAATGCATAAGCACGGACAAGTCCTCCAGGACCTCCTCCGTCGCCGCCTACCGTTTGTGAAAGTTTAGAAAAGTTTTTAGTGCTATTTGCTGTTTGAATAACACCTTGTTTTTGTCTGTTATAGTTATTAGCCTGAGACTTATTTAGATTTTTGGTTTTTTTATCAGTTTGATCAAGAGTTTTATTATGTTTTTCTTGCTCTTTTTGAAGTATAGCAAAATTTTTGCCTTTTTGGACAAGCTGAAATTCTACTAGTACTTTACTTTTAGCCATTATTTTTTCTTAATTTTCTCATACTCGGCTTTTATTCGCCTTTGAGACTCGGATATATGATGTGAGTCTAAAAATAAAATTAACTCAAATATCCATTCTTTTTCTGTATAACTTTCTATTTTATATAAGTTGTATAAACCCTCTAGATAAGTGAGATCTTTACCTGTAAATCCGACTTCAGCATATACTCTATCTGTTAAAGAATTGTAAATAGCAAGTGCAATATGTACACTATCAGGAAAGTCTTCGATGTCTGCGGGACATCTATCCCAGTCGATCTCTTCGCCAGTCTGCTCTACCATTCGGAGATACTGGTCTTTTGTCATTCCTATTGAATCATTATTCAGATATACTTTCAGGCGCTTCCTTATTGTCTCCTTTGCTTCCTGTACGAAAGTTTTCTAAATCAAAGACTACCTCGTTGAGCCAGTTATCAAACTCACTTGAGTTTTCTACAAGTAGATGAGCATTAGCTTCTGTGTATTCCATTTCAGCCTCACCATCTTGTCCTGCTAAATCAACTAGTACTAAATCTTCAAGGTATTTTAATTTTAAGCCTCTCCAATTTTTTACTGTTGCTTTTGTAAACTCCTTTACAAATTTTTCATCATTGAGTGTTTCTTCAAAACCCCTTGTTTTTCTATTAAAGGTATTTGATGTGCATTTTTTTCGTAATGCTACGAGTTCTTTTCGGGATAGGTTCGCCAGTTCGACTTCAAAATCGTTTAGTCCGGGAAACTCTGCCCAAGTGGTTTTTATATCCACTAATAAGCTTTTTAATTCCATGTTGTGTTATTCTCCTAAGAATATTGTGTGATTCGTGTACTGAGTGCTGTATTATCAGTAGAAGTATAATCATAGCTTTGTTTATAAACATCTGCTACTGTTGGTCTTGCCGTGTATGATACAGGATTTAATTGTATTTGAAAAAATCCATTATCACTTGTTGCTTTTCCTAATTCTACTGCTTTTATAATTAAATTACTACTAGTACTAAAATCATCAAATTGTGTTATATTATTGTCCGTTTGATATTGTTCGATTGCTCCCGATGCAACTCGCTTTCCTATCGTATATGTACTAGGATACATCGCATTACTAGATCCTGTTACTAATAAACTTTCATGAAGATTATCATATTCAGTATAAGCTACTTCTGTAGTAATAGACAAAGACACGCTAAGAATAGCGCTCATGTCTAAACTATCAAAGGTAAGTACTGGATAAACTAGTAAAGGTGTTCTTGTGGAAGATTCAGATTGAAGACTTCCAGGAATGGTGTATGTTTCATCACCAGCTCTTGTTAATTTAGTTCCCTTTCCTGTAATTTGTACTGCAAATTGTGCTTTTTCAGTAAAATTAAAGTCTGCTTGTGTAATAATAGCATTTTCTAGTTTATATGTAATACTTGTAGTTTGTACATACATATCAAATGACTTGAGTTGTTGAGTGGTTATCCCTGCCTCAGTTGTTGTATTCAAGTCACTTAATAAAGTTATGACTATGCTTTCATCTTTTTCTGCAGTTAAAGGAACAACAAAATTAAAATCAGCTGGATTAGCTTTTGTTATTGTTGATCCCTCGAACATTTTTGATTGATCGTGCAAAGTCTTTACTGGGTACGAATCTTCCGCAAATGTTTGAGAAAACGTAATGGCGGAAGTAGTATATATTCTATACTTGTTCCCGCCATATACGAGGTATAGCTTACTCTCCTTGAGAAAACTATATGACATTAGACTTAGGCACTATCTAGGGCGCGAGCACCTGTAGAAGCATATCCTGATTGAGTATGCGAAGTAGATCCTAAGTATTTGACTGTAATTTCATCTCCTGTTAGTAGATCTGAGCCATGAGCTGCAAATTCTACTGAAGTAGAAACTAGGTCGCCAACTTCAATTGTCGGTATTGACAACTGAGCTCTTGGCATATTAAATTCAACACCTGGTGCGGAGAAGTCTCCACTATCCATAGCGTCACCATCTGATGCAACAGTACCGGCTACACCCATGAACAATCTCATGTCAAAAGAGTTTGTTACAAGGTCAGTTGCACCGGCTAAGTCTGTTAAAAGTTGGTTTGAACCATTTGATTTAGTATCTAGATACATGGTTAAAGAACCACTAATTAATCTAGCACCTGTGAAAGAACCGATAGGTTTATCCACAACACCAATTGTTTCTGGTGTTACATAAGTAACGTTGTTTGCAAAGGTTAGAGAACCACCTGTAATATTAATATCATAAGTTGTGTCATCTAATCCGTTAGAAGCTGAGCCGCCACCCTGTGCATCTGCATCTAGGTATAATGTTGATAATTTATTTCTTAAATAATCAGCATCTGATGGACCAGTAGTATCTACAAAGTTATACGTTTCTGTATAAGTATCTGTATTACCCTCACCTGTTCCTGCAGTACTTGCTTCCCTAGCTGCTGGGGTTGCTTCTGAAGTTCCTTGAATGATATACTTAGAAGGATCTTCTATTGCTTCTTCTACTTGGTCGATTGTTGTTGCGTTTCCAGACCAAGTTACTGATGCTATGCCGTCAATTGAAAAATCAACTTCGGCTTGGTTAATTTGAGCATCGTTTAACCTGTATGTTGTATTTTCTAGTGCGAAGTACAAGCTAAGTTTCATAAGTTCGTGAACATCTGATTGTCCAAAAGTTACTTGAGAACCGTTTTGAGCAGTAGTACCTACAACTACACCTTTTCCTGACCCAGAAGAGTCGGAAGGTAGAGCAGTACCTGACAAAGCAGCCCACAATATATTTTCTACACAATCGTGATCTAATGCAGTTCTAAAACTGGCTGAGCCATGAACAAATGGTCGTACATATGTACCCATTGACCATTCTGCAGGTGGTAAAGAGTCATTGAATCTTTTTGAACCCCTGTTTGGCGCTGCACCAGCTTCTGAAATAGTTACATCACTTGAATCTGAACCCTGTGAAAAACTATATCCGTCTAATACACCAATTCTGAATGTGTTAGCATCTACTTCGTTTCCTTTGAAAGTACCTGTTCCTGTTCTTGAACCATCAGCAGTTGTTGTTCCTGCGATAGCGTCAACAGTTACTATTAGTCCTGAAGCGCCAGAATTATCTGTTCCAGCATAGTTTTCTACGGCTGTTTCGGTTGCAGTTTCGCCATCAGCGAATGCTGAACCCCTAAAGTTATTAGGAACGTAGATAGTTGCTACTGGGCCAGTTGAACCGCCACCAGTAATAGATGCTACGATACACTTAAAGTTAACACCACTTGCACTAGTTGTACCTAATGTTACGATGTCACCTACAGCATAGCCTGTTCCCGCAGTAGATACATGGCAACCACTTATGCCGCCAGTTGCACCTACTCCATTTACAGAGCTCACATATACTTTAGTATTTCTTGATAGATTTAAAGCCATTGCTTTCTCCTATTATTATTTTCTTTGAAAGTACATTACTAGATGTTTATCTATTATGTAATTTCGATTAATACCTACACGCTACTGTTATTTCGCCTATCGCTAAAGGTGCCATAACACCTTCGTCTGTCGATAACGATTGTAACGTTAAGGAAGTCGTTTTTAAGTTTGGGCTTACGGTATCATCATAAGTCAAAACATCATTTTCGTCTAATACTCTTTCAATGTCTTCCATTAAAAGTGCTAAGACTTCCTGTGAATCTTCTTGGTCTTCAACATAAACTCTTATGTCTAAACTTAGGAATCTCCACTTAAATTCATTAGGTTGATACTGTCTAGTTTCGTCTCCTGCTACTATACAAACTTTAGGATATTCTTGAATTTGATCTAAAAATACCATATGCCCATGAACGTTATTAAATAAATTTGAATTGTATGGATATTGTCCATCAATTCCTTGTAGTTTTTTTACTAGGGAATCTACTATCTTTTTTCTTGCTGTTCTATATGTAGATGACATTATGTTCTCCTAAGTCTATTAAATTTTGTTTCGGTATATTGAATTGCTAAATTCCTTATACTCTTTGTAATCAGGGCTTTAGGATTATACCCTAGAGGCCATCTTCTTTGGCCTGTGTTTTCAAATGTTTGGTAAGGATTAAGTTGGTATGTATAATCTCCAGTTATTCCTTTTGGTGTCTCTCTTAAATTTAATAATTCGACACTATTTGAGAATCTACCAGTTCTATTCATTAAGGCTGGTCTTCCCATATTTCTTCTAACTTCTGCTGATAATCTTTTATTAATTAAGGTTTTCAGTCTTACGACGCTTACTTGATCTTCTTTTTCTGATCCTGCTTCTTGCATTACTTTTGCTGCAAGAGGCGGCACTTTTAGTTTACCTGCTTTTGATATAGCTCTTTTAAGTCTTTTAGCATTAGGACTTTTACTGTTTTTCTTATTTTTTGCTAACTTTATTTCTGAACTGCTTTTATATTTTTTCTTCTTTTTTCCTACAGCTACATCTGTAAGCTGTTTTATAACTTCATTAGTTATAGCTTTTGAACCTGCTATATCTCCAAAATCTTTTGCATATTTATTAAGTACTCCTTGTAAATCAGTATCTCTCTTTTTATCAAAAGCTAGATTTTTTGATTTACCTAGTAATTTATCAGCATCACTTCGTGCTTTTTGATGCTCTATTGCAATTCTTTGATGTATTTTTCCAGTTAAACTATCTACTTCTTTAACTTTAGTTATAAGATGACTGTCTTGATCTTCATTTTCAAAATATTGTTCTAAAGCGTTATCTATATCTTGTATGCTGTCACCACTAAAATCTTTTATATTCATTTCAGTTACAGCTTTTGAAGCAATCCATAGTTGTCTAATTTTTTCAGCTAAAGTTTTTGCTTGTGCTTGTGTGGACTTAAATGTAGTTTTAATGCCATCAGGAACATTTTGTTTTGGTAATTTTACTGTTGAGTTTTTCCCTGCCATTAACCAATCTTCATCTGCTTGCGATATTCTATTTAATTCAATATACATTACAAATAATCGTTGTGTAAGTATTCCAGATCCTTGATGACTTACTTGAACATTTTTAGCAACTAAATCTGCAATCTCATTATAAGTAGTTCTTAGTGTAAAAGTATCTAATGCTCCCGGAGTACCTGCTGCATTAGATGCTATATTTGCTGTATCTATCCATTCTTTGACTTTCTGTAGTTCTCCTTTTCCCATAAGGTCTATAAATTTTACGAAATCATTTATAGGAGTTTGAGTTCTTTTTTCTATAGCTTCTCTTCTACTATTAGCATCCCCTTGTAATACATCACTCAGTTCTAAACCAATATCTCTTAACTTTATTTCTGCATTCTTTTGAACACTAGCTATCCGTTTTCTAACAGGCACTATTTTAATATTTTGTACATATCAAGTATTCTTTTGATATGATCTGGAAACCCTGTGTTACCTACTATACTAGAACTTACTTGATTTTCTACCATTGCTCCTGCAATTTGCATTCTTTCTTTTCTTTCATCTTTTAAATAATATTTGATTAAATCAAATAAAGCTAACTGTAAGTCTGCTGGTGTTGAACTATATCCTGCAGTATAAACTACTTTTACAGCTTTTCTTCCTTTTGGGAAGTATTTAGTACCAGTGCTTTGAGTCCTAACTACACTGTCAGAGACAGTATCAACTATATACTCATATTTTCCACTACTATCAGAATTTTCTGTGATTAGGGTTACATATGAACTAGCTTGGTCAGTTCTTTCTTGTACTGATGTTACAGCGACTAATGGACTTTCGTCTAACATTACTCTATCTGTATGAGAATCGAGTATGTCGAAATACTCGGTTTTGGCACTACTATAATTATCTACAAAACTTATACCGCAATAACTTTTTACAAGTTGACTTACGGAAGCAATAATCACATTAATCCTTGCGTCATTTTGAACACCTTGAAGTCCTGCGAAGTCTTTATACTGTTGTAATGTTACTAAATTTGCCATAATTTTTTAAAAAAAGTTGGTGGGGCATGAACCCCACCAAAATTCGACGTAAGCTATTAACTAGCTTTGTATTGGTATGCCCACTTAGAAGTAGCACCATCGATAAGATCGGTGAAGCCAATTCTTTGAGAAGCAATAAGAACTCTACGCTGGTTAGCAACTTCGTAATCAGACTCAATGGTTACCCCACGTAGTCTTGGCATTACATAGTTTTTTGCGTATAGAGCAATCGCTCCAGGCATGTTCGCTGCTTGCACTGGGAATTCATCACAGACAATGACTTTAGAGCCAAAGACTGATCCAATTTCACCACGTACTTTAGTAGCCATATCGCCTACTAAATTAATGTCTTGGAACTCAGCATCTTCTAATAAGTTGAAGTAGACGCCTTGTGATACGATGTAAACTACATCGCTTGGGTTCATTCCATATTTACCCATATTTTTTCTAAGAGATAGAAGTTCTAACGCTGTAACAGTGTCAGTAGCAACTGCTGTAGAGGATTGTGATACATCACTATCTGCTTCAGCTAATGTCCATATGCCGTCAAAAGACGCACCACTGGTGCCAAATTGGCCGTCAGCGTTGTTACCCAAAAGGATAGCATTTTCAATGGATCTTGCATGAGATCTAACAATAGACTCCCTGATTAAAGGAAGAATCGGTAAGATCGCATCTTCTTCAGTTTCATTACCTAAGTAGGATTGTGAAACCAATTTTTTGGTTGAAAGAGTTCTCTCAGCCATATCAATACCACCCCAAGGAGTACCATAAGTATCTCCACGTTGTGCTAAGTTACCATGAGGATTTGTACCTGTAATTGCTTGTGTAGACAAGAATTCGGCATATCCAGAATCTGGTAAGATAGGGATGATTTGAGTTGCTGATGACATTGGAATTTCTCTAAATAGAGGAGCCAATGTGAGCTCTAATTGAATGTCTCTTTCGACATTAGTAGATACTGTTTGTTCAAAATCTGCTGATGAAACGCCAACACCTGAATGAGCGTTAACTTTTTCCATAACATCATTTGCCAATTTAGTGTTCCAACCTTTACCTGTTGCTAGACCCATGGTCCATGCATCGTTGATATCAGTTTCGAACGCTTTGTTCCAGTCACCGCTCTGTGAGCGATCACCGAATACTCTTTTTGACTCACGAATTGCTTCGATTTCAGATTTTTTCTCTTGCAGTTCTGTTTGCAAAGAGGTAACAATCTCTTCAAGGCCTTCTTGTCTGCCTTCAAAACGTTTTTCAACGTCTGAAATAAGAGCTTCCGCTCCAGACATTCCGACTTCAACGATTGTTTTAACTTTTTCTTGCTCAGCTTCTTTTTCAGCTAGGTCTGCGGCTTTCGCAGCTGCTTTCTCTTCAGCTTCGCTTACTTCTTTTGCTTTCTGTTCAGCTTGTTGCATCGCGATTTTAGCAGCAGTTGATTTTGCTACCTCTTCGGCGAATGCTTTCAAGTCGACATCAGCATTTGGAGTATTTTTTTCTGTAGACATAAGTCTCTCCTGTTGTTGAGTGGGCGAACCCACGGCTTGTGGCGCATCAATTTCTTCAGCCTTCACTGAGTCCATTACATGAGCCTGTTTACTTTCTTTTTTTGAAAAAGAAGCTTTCCATTCCTCATATTCAGATTGAGAATCGAATGATTTCGCAATCGAGAACATGGCAGTCTGGTTAGCTGGTACGCTAACAACAGACACTTCGAATAATTCGGCGTCTTTAATCTTGTACCCGTCAGTTTCATCAATATAATCGGCATCCTTGACTCTGAAACCGACAGAAAAGGCTCCAAGTACACCGTCTTTAATAAGATCTTTGATATCGCCTGCGGACTTAGAGATTCTTGCTCCAAGTTCGAGACCTTTGTCGGAAACTTCTAATGAAGTTGCTCGACCAATTGGTTTGTTATAGTCATGGTTAAATAGGATTATTGGGTTACCCTTGAAGTTATCCAATCCACCATTTTTTGTCCATGCATCATGTTCAACTACATCACCTGCGCGGTCAGTTGCGTTAGTACTGGCATATCCTTTGATATTGACAGAACCATCGTCGTCTTCCCCGAGTGATTTAAATGTAGATGACCAATGAAAAATTTTCTCTGACATAAGTTTACCTATTTTTCAGCTTTTTTAGGAGCTGGCTTTGCTTTTGCTTTTTTTGGTTCTGGTGCGGGGGCTGGAGTTGGAGCTGGTGCCATTAGGGCAAGCTGCTTCTCTGCCATCTGCGTCATACGATTCCATGAGCCAAAAGCTCTTTTTGCTACGATGAATCTCATAGGAGTGTCATCTGCAGCTTTATACTCGTGCGTGGACATAACATGTCCTTTTTTTGCAAAGTATTCAACTAGTTTTTTTAATACTGCTGGTTTATTCATTGTTTTCCTCTGATTCCTCTGGTGGTCTTCCACCTTCTGTGGGGTCTGCTGCGCTACCCGCGATGTTAGCCGGAACTCTTAAGTCATCGTGCCCTTCTAAAGGCTCTTTTCCTAAGGCGTCTCTTGCTTCGTTTGGTGACATAATACCTGTATTAACCAAAGTAGCATAATATGCAGCTTGGTCTCGTAATTCCGGTTGTAGAGCTGGAACATTAGTAACGTCCTCAACTAGTTCAAATCCGAAATAGCGTTCGCAGGCATATGCTATTTTTCTTACTATAGGGAGAACTGTCTCCAAGTAGTAAAGTCTATGATTAGGTCTAATGTTCGCATTATTCCCACCATCTAGAAGAATCGGCGGTACGCCTAATGCTTCTAAAATTACTTTTTCGTTTGCTGCTATAGAAGGTTGAAAGTCTAGTTCTTTAAAGTTTACTTTAGTTAAACTATCTACTTCTAAGCCGCCGTCTAAGATTAGAGGTCTTCGACCTCCGTTTTTTGGATTATATCTTGTACTCCAAGCTTGTAACATTCTTTCTTTGATTTTCTCAGAAAGTGTATTAGGGCTTTTAAGTACTAATCCGGGGACTGCTCCGTTTTGAAAGAAGTTGTCCTGAAATTTTCTCATGCTGTCCATTAAGTACATTGTTCTGTACGCTGGCTTTAGTCTAGGTACTCCCCTATATATTGAATAAAATGAGTTTTCCTTAATATGTATAATTTCTTTTGGGGAGTATTCTATTTGACCATCATATACATACTTGCTAACATAGGTATCGGTATCCGCTTCTATGGTAACATTTTGTGCAGGTAGATGATAAAGATGGACACCATCATAATAAATGAATATGTTTCCATCAATCAACAAATCAATAACTAGATTTCTCTTAAAGGTATTGATATCTTGAAAAGGGTTTGGTTCTTTGTTAAGTAACAAATCAACACGAGTTCTTCGAACATTTTCTACAACTGGTGAACTTCCTTGTACTTTAGTACCAACCCTATATTTAATATCAGCGGAATCGTCAACAATCATGTTGACTGCGCGATTAACTACCTCTAATTCTTCGTAAGCTGATCGATAATTATCTTTCTTTTCACGAGTATCTATTGCTAGTCCTTCTTCTAGGCCAATGTAATGTTGAGCAGGATTTAATTTCTCCTCTCTATTGATGCCTAAAAATCTATCATACCATGCCATATTTATCTCTCTGTTTCTGCACCCATCGTTTTTGTTTAAGTGCTGTAACTAGCTTTGGTCTTTTACCATAAATACTATGCAACCTTATGTGATGAGTTTTACATAAAGTAGCAGCCTCGTTATATATCTCATTAGTATATTCTTCAATAAACTGTTCACGGATATTCATTATTTCATCGGCAGATGTTATCGTAATTTTATTAGTTTGGAGCCACCCTGTTAGAAGCTCAGTCATTCCGTAGAAATGGTGAAAGTCTAAATGTTCTGTGTCTCCACAGATAAAGCACTGAGTGTCTTTGTTATATTTAGCTTTCGCTTTATCTCTAACGTACTTGACTAAATCCCTTTTTAAATCCATAAATTCCTAATTAATAAAATTATACCAAATTTTTACCTTCTTGTCAACAACTATTTTTTCATTGGTCTAAAATTAAAAACTAGTCGCTGTTGTCTCAAAAGTGTACAGCGCATATCTTAACGCATCACTCATATGACTTGCCATATTGTGTTTTGGCTTTTCTTTCATCAAATTAGGGTTTGGATCCCATTGATACTGATCTACTGCCGAAAGAGTATTAGCACATCTTTGATCTATAATTAACTTGTTATTATCTACTATGGTTGAACAATGTCCAATACCATCTAAAACAGATTTTTTCGCATTAATAGTTGAAATATCATAATTTTGAGCAAAATCAAATCGTGTTTGTTGAGCTGCTGAATCGATATAAATATAGTCAATACCATATTTTTGAATTCTTTCCTGAATTTGTATTGCATGCTGCTCAGTAGTTTTTTCTGCATCCATGTACTCGTCTATAAGATAATATTTTTCTTCGTCCCAATCATATGCTATCACACATAAAGCTGTAGGATCTTTATATCCTACGTCTAGTCCTGCAAATACATCCATCTTACTAGTATCTAGTTGACTTAAATCAGCTACACACTCTTCAAAACTAAAGTTCCAAACCTGACCTTCATAAGTATTAAAGTCAGCTAAATATTCTTGAGCAAATTCAGCTTGGGACATTGCTTTTTTTGCTTCTATAATATCTTCTTCACTAAATCTTGGATTTTCATGATAGGTGGCTCTTATAGCACACCAGTCTTTAAATTCATCATTAAACCCTCTTTGCCAGAAATCTGCAAACCAATTATTTCTTCCCCGAGGAGTAGAAATAAATACTGCTTTACTGTTTTCTTTATCTAGGGTTGGACGTAATGCTACATTAAAGGCGTCTTTACCGTCTGCTAATGCAGCTTCGTCAAATATGATTAAATCATAAGAACGACCAACAGTTGAATCCACCTGATTAACTGATCCCATTCTTATTGTTGAGCCATTAGATAGCTCGATTATTTTATCTTTAGCATTGTCTCTTACTACTTCTAAATCAAAGTGTTTGATTAGCTGTCTTTGTAAATCAAATGAAATTTGAGACAGAGCATAGTTTGGTGACATTATTAAGATATTAGAGTTTGGCACGAGAGATACAAGCTGTCCAATGACATTTGTAATATAAGTTTTACCCTGTCGCCTAGAAATGGCGGCACAAACAAATCTATATTTTGGGTTATTTATTGCATTGATAAGAGATACTTGAGCACTATTAGGTGTAATACCTAATAAGTCTAGATAACTGTGAATCGGCAATTTAATAAATCTTGATTCAGTATCAAAATCCATTAACGCATCACTCAAAACGTCTTTTCTACTTACTTCTAACATTATTAATGAATTGTTTCTTTGTTTATGTTTTTAATTAAGTACCAACTTGGTTCATCTTGAACAAAAAGTTCGTTTTCTTGACACATATTGAGTAAGTATAGATAGCCCATACATAAGTTTATAACAGAATCATCTTCTGCATTAAACTGACCAAGTTTCTCAGCTTTATATTTTACTCTTTTAAGAGTATCAGTAGCTGTCAGCTTAACTTCGTCTAGCCACTGATTTCTTGTTTCTTGTAAAGCTTGGTGCATTAGCCACCTACGTTACATGGGCTGCCTAATACTGTAGCTGCTGCTGCAAATATCTGATCAGAACTGCCTTTCTTTACTACGATGCTGTCTAGTGCTTCTAGTGTGAAACTTGCAAGTGTAACATCTGCTGAATTTGCAATAGTTACAAGAGCTTCTGCAGCACCTGTATTTACTAGTCTTACTTCAGTTGCGGCTTCAAAAGTTGAAGCAGCACCTACACTTGTACCACAGGCTGCATTCGCACCTAAAAATTTAAATGATGACATTTTTGTCTCCTATTTTACTTTGGTTATTTTCTACGAGGAATTCTATGGGCTTTTGTTTTTCGCTCTGCTGCTAGCATTGCATCATCTATATCTACCTTTCCATCCATGTTTTTATCTGAACCGTTTAATATATTCCAAACTTTTCTAAGTTTGTCTTTAATTTTTTCTACCATTTTACCTTATTTGCCCAATATGCTGCTGACATTTTGCCTTTAGCTATATTTTTGGCGTGACGAGCTTTGAATGAGGCTCTTCTTTTCTTTTGTGCGGTTGATTTTGGAGATTTTCCTGCTCCTCGCACACCTTGTTGACCAAAACGAATTGTTTTAGTCTTTTTGCCAACTTTGGCAACTACCACATGGGATTTTTTAGGGTGCTTGGGCGTACGCTTTGGTTTATTATAACCTGATACGCCCACTTTTTTTAATTTTGATGATTTTTTAACCCTTCGTTTTCTTTTTACTGCCATAGTGCCTTCCTTGTCTTTATATAGTGAAGTGGCCTACGCTGTTGTATACGAATATACTGGTACGCCACTCTTTCTAACTGCTTGAGTGGTCACTTTTTCTTTTTCTTCCCACTGCGTTTTTTCTTTTTAGGACGGCCTCTATTCTTACCATAGGTTCCTTTTCCTGCTGGCATAATTTATTCCGCCTTGTAACAAGTCCAGAATCCGTATACTAGACCAACTATTGCTAAGATTTTAGCTACGCTGCCAGTAAACAATACTAGACCACATACTAAGATTAGAAGTACTCCATCCCATGAAGTTCTTTCTGATACTCTAGCTTTTAACCAAGCTATACATTTATTTACCATATCCATTTATTTCTCCCATTTTTTAAGAGGGCACTCGGCTCTCTTAATCCTTGCTTTAAGGGGCATAAAGCATTTACATACTTTGCACACCTTAAATTTATTTAAGTGAGGGCAACTATTGCAAACTTTAAGTCTACTTGCTCTCATCTTTTTGAGGAGTAGTAACTTTTCTATAATAAACTACTACATCCTTCAATTCTGTGATATATCTTTTTAATTCTTGAATATTCATAGACATAACTTCATAATCTGGTATAGTCATAGCTAAGAATATTAATTCTCCCTCTTGTTCTTCTATTCGTGCTAACTGTTCTTCCCAGTTATCTGGTGTTATCACTATAAAAGTTGGGTTGCTTAGAGAGATTTCTCTAGGCATAATGGGTTGAACAATCGTTCTCTCCATTGGTTTTGCTGTTACTTGTATTTCCCTAGTTGGGAGTAGGCTGCAACTGGAGACCATCATCAAGATCGTCAACGGTAGCACTAAGTTTTTCGATGCCTTCAAATGCATGTTTTGTTCCATTGTTTATTTTCCTTTCCATTTCAACTGGGTCTTGTAATATTTTATCACTCAGTTCGTAATTTTTTAAAAACTCACCATATCTGTTTAGTTCTAACTGTGCTTGCTGACTCTTTAGTGTCATCTCTTGCAACTGATTAGTTTGTAAGGTGAAATCTTCTTGCATAGTAGCAATAGCTTCTTCTTGTGTTGCTACCGCTCCTTCTAACGCTCTATTATTTGCTGTTAGAGTTTGATTTTCTGTATAAAGATAGTAACTACCTAAACCTAAGACTAGTATAATTCCTATGAGTAATTGATTCATGTTCCTGTTGACGTTGAAGTCGTAGTGCTTGTTCCAGTATTAGTACTCGTTACTGTAACACCTGTAGTTGTAGCTATAATAGCCATAGGAGTTCCAGTTTCTGTTGCTGTTATAGTAGT